AGAGAGTCTCGAGGTAGTCGCCCGCCGCGACCGCTGTCCCGGCGAACACCAACGACTTGCCGGTCGTCACGTTCGCGATCTCGGTCTCGTCCGACGCGTTGCCCTCGTCACCGAACGGGCCGAACAACCGGATGATCGGCGTCGCAGCACGATCCCCCGCGTTCGACAGCACCGACGTGCCCGGAGGGTCCACCAGCGGGAACTCCAACGTCGACCCGAACTCCAACGTGGTCCCGAACTCCAGACCGCCGGTGGTGTCGGTGCCCGGCACGATCGTTTCCTCATGCAGTGTGGACGATTCGAGGATGCCGGCCTGCACTCGCATCTGAATCTCGACCAGTCGCCGGTCGGCAGCGAAGTCGACGTCGTTGAACGGGTCGCCGAACGGAATCAGTCGACCGGTTGCCACCAGGTCCGGCGCCCCGTCGAACTCGATCGTCAGTGTCGGCCGGAGATCCTGTCGCGTGAACGCCTTGAGTGCCCGCACCGCGGCGAACGTCTGCGGCACCACCGCCACGCCGAGCGTGATCGTTCGTTCACCTTCGAGGGTTGTCGTGTCGAGAGCGCCATCCGCGGCAGGGGCGTCCTCGACGACCTCGCGCGGCGACGGTGCTCCGGGGTCGTAGTAGTAGACCTGATAGGGGTCGTCAGTCAGTACGAGGCTGTCAAGTCCAGGGGCCTGGAGTGTGAACTGCATCAGATCCTCATCCGGGCGTTGATTGCCGACGCCAACGCATCGACGTCAGCGCGGTCCTCGGCGTGGAAGTGTTCGATCTGCACGATCGGTGCCTGTCGTTGCTGTTGGACGCCACGGCCAGCCATGTCCTCGCGAGACACCACGCGACCCGGCGTGTCAGCAACGAAGCCCTCACCCGACAGCGGCTGCACCACGTCACCAGGAGTGACACGGCCACCGGTGTGGCGGGCGAACACGCCGGCACCACCAACACGGCCCACACCTGGACCCGTGATGCCAATGTTGATCGTCCGGTCGCGCGTCAGGCGGTCCAGGTCATCGATCATCGCCTGGATCGCAGCCTTGAGAGGCCCGTCCTCCATCTCCGCGGCCAGATTCGACAACTCATCCCGCAACAGCGCCTGCTCGCGCTGAGCGGTCACCACCGCGCCGTTCGCTTCGATCTGCTCCTTGCGGTAGTCGGCGGCGGCTCGGGCCGCATTCAACTGCTTGAGCGCCGCCTCGTCGATCACTTCGCCGGCCTCGTCGAGCGTCAGGTTCTGATCGTCGAGAGCTTCGGTGAGTTCGTCCGCCGCCTCGCGGGCGTCACGTTGCGCCTGACGGACGGCGATGTCGCCGCCGATCAGCCGCAGATTCTGGGCGATCAGTTCCTCGGTGGAGCGGCGCTGCTCGTCGATCGCGTCCGCGTGCGCCCGGGAGTTGATCTCCGCTTCACGGTCAGCGCGCGCCTTCTCTTCGGCCTGCCGGGTGGCGACCTCGGCGCCCTTCGCCTCCAGCTCGAGCGCGTAGGACATCGCCGACGACACCTCAGCGGCACGCCGGGTCTCCTCGATCTGTGCGCCGATCGTGTCGTTCCACTTGAGGCCGATCAGGTTCAGCGCGTGCGTCTTGTTGATGTTGTCGTCGAGGCCGTCCGTGTACTCGCTCGCAATGTCCCGGGCTTCGGCGATCGACTTCGCGTTCTTGACGAGCTCCATGTCGAAGTCGGCGGCAGCCTTCGCCGCGCCGTCGACGCTCTCCACGAGCTGCCGGTTCCGGTGAGCACCCCCGCCGTCGAAGATGTGGCGCAGGTTCCGACCGATCGACAACCCCAGGTCGTCAAAGTCGTTCATGACGCCAAGCAGATCATCGAGGTGGATCGCCTCGATGACATCGATCAACGCCAGACCGCCCTGAACCAGGCCCTCCATCGCCGGCGCCAGCTTCTCACCGAACTCAGCAGCGAGATCCTTCGCCTTTGCGGCGGCGACACGCTGCGAGTTCGCCAACTCGTCCGACGTGTTCGCGAAGTCGCCGGCCGTGTCAGCGGTCTGCTCCATCAGCAGGCCGTACCGAGCCGTCACCTTGATCGTCTCGGTGAGTTCCGACTTCGTCTCGATCAGACCGTTCGCGAGTGCGTACTGTTCGACCGCGGCGGCCGACAGGTCCTTGCCGAACTTCTTGATCGGCTCCGTCTCACCCGACAACGCCGACTGGAACACCTCGGCGGCGCGAGGCACGTCGAGGTTCATCACGGACGCGAAGTCCGACACTCGGGTCATCAGTTCTTCGATGACGTCCGCAACGTCGCGCCCGTCCTCGGCGGCCACCTTCTGGGCGAACGACGAGAACTGGACGGCGAACCCGTTGAACTCCGACTTGGCGAGACCGAACGACTCGGCCGAGTTCTCGCCGATCGCCAACACCTCGTCGGCAGCCTCACCGAACGTCACCTTGACCGCATTGACCGACTCGTTCAGGTCGGACGCGTAGCCGATCGCCTTGACCGCTGCGGCGCCCAGCGCGCCGACGGCTGCCGCCTGGGCGGTGTTCGAGTTGCGGAACTCGGTGATCGACGACTTGAACCCGACCTTGACCTTGTTCCACGCGCCGTCAACGCCCTGGATGTCGGCCTTGATCTTCTTGAGGCCGGAACCCTCCTCCTTGAATGAGAAGAACGTCGTGATCCGGTTCGTCATCTCAGGACCCCCTTGGGTGGATCACGTCACGTCGAAGTGCTTCGTCAACGCCGTACGGAACCGCTTCTCAGCGATCGGCTTCACCTCGCGCTCGAACCGATCCGACGCACGATCAGCGGTGCCCTTGCCAGCCGTGTAGCCGTTCCATCGCTTCGACTGGACCGCCCGCACCTTGCGCACGTTCCCGGCCTTCGTGAACGACGTAAGGCCCGTCTTGCGGTTTACGCCCGGACCGAGGAACACAGCGGACCCACCACGGCCGGTGGCGTTGCCCTTGTTGCGGCCCTGCTGGGCCACCTTCCACGGACCGCCCGACTTGCGGGTCGGGAACAGCCAGTGACCGCCCGACTTGTAGCCGCGCTTCACGACCAGATCGGCCAGGTCGCGGCCCTCCCAACCGGAGAACCGGGTATCGCCACCGAGGTCACGCGTCGCCTCCTGCTCGGAGATGTCACGCGCCTTCTCAGCCATCGCCTCCGTGGCGTCCTCCAACTCCCGGTTCATCTTCCGGGCGAGAGTGTCCAACTCACGGTTGAACGCTGCAACGTCAGGCCAAGTCGGCACAACACACCTCGCGATCGCGGTACCGTGGACCGCATGGACAACACCTCAAACAAGCGGTGGTGGCGGCTCGGCGTCGGCGGAGTTGTCGTTGTCGGCGGATTCATCGCCGGAGCGTCTGACGAAGAAACCTCCGACATCAAGCCGGGGATCGTCGACATGGTCGACACCCTCGAAGCGCAACGCGATTGCGCGTCGCTCCAAGACGCATTCGACCGGATGGACGACGCCGACACGCTCGAGTACATCGACGACGCACTCCGCGACGCCGGCTGCTACGGCTGAATCAGATCGACGAATCCGCCGACGTGAGCGTCACGGTGATCGCCGTCGCGTCATCCGTGCCGGACACCACCTCGAACGGGAGGCCCTGCTTGATGCGCTCCGGGCCGGTCACCTGCGGCGTCTCACCGGTGAACACGATCGCCATCTCGATGTCGATGATGGCCGACGAGCCGGCCGTGCCGGTCACCTGCAGCGTTGCGGCCGTGCCGGCGGCGAACTTGGCGTACTTCGTGAACGCCGTGAAGTCCTGACCGATCGTGCCCGTCACCATGTGGTTGCCCGAGTCCTCGTACTTTGTTGCACGAGGCGTCGACGGGCAGATGGCGGGCGACTGGTACAGGTTGTTCGCCCACGAGATCGACGCTGTGTCGAAGCACTCGTCGGCCCCGCCGTCGAACGCCAGCACGAAGTCGGAGAACTCGAAGTAGGTCAGCGACGCATATGACGGCGTGATCGCCGTGTAGGCATCGTCCTCCTCTGACAGCGCCTTGATGTCCATCTGGAGCGTCGGGTGCTGGTCGGCCTGCACGTCGATGGTCATGCCGTCGATCAGGCAGCCGATGTAGTCCTTGCGGAAGTCGGTCCCGCCCGAGTCCTCCCAGCCGATCTGCATCGAGAACGCATCCGGCGCACCCGGGGTCAACTCGTGCTCGTACGGCGAGCTCGCACCGGTCGTCGACACCGAACCGATGCCGGCACGCAACAGCGAACCGATCGACTCGGCCGTCAACGGCACCGCGACCTGACCACCGACGTCGGACTTCGTGCGGTCGAACCCGTGACGGGTGCGGCGACCCTTGATGATCCCCGGATGCCACAACGGCTTCGAGCCGTTGTCCTGCATCGACTCCGAGATCAACGGCACCGCGATCGACGGGGTCGTCCGCGTGCCCGGGGACGACTCGATCGCGTAGACCATGTGGGCGTCGGTTCCATTGCTGAACGTCATGACTCGTCGCCCTCCTCGGGCTGCTCAACCGCCGCGGCGGACTTGGGGGTGGTGGACTTCTTGACGACCGTCTCCCAGTCGTCGGGCGCCTGGGCGATCATCGCCTCGGCCAGCTCGTCGGGCAGGTCGACCGGTTGATTCCACGTGACCGACACCGCATGAGTGCCGATCTGCTGGAGGCCGCCAGTGTGGCGACCCACGTACTTCACGATCATCGGGGTTTCTCCTTGTCAGATCAGCGCCATGAGACGGAACCGAACGGTCGCCTCGCCGACGAACCCCTCGGGGGTGCGGGCCAGTGACCACGACACACTGGATGCCCGGCCGGTACGTGATTCGTTGTCGAATCCCAACGCCTTCGGCTTGCCCGCCGCCACGTCGTATGCGATCAACTGGACAACGTCAGCCAGGGCCTCGAGGCGGGCGACAACGGTCCGTTCGCTTGTCACCGCCGGCACCATCGACCGGATCACCACGTCGACCGTCAACCGTTCCTCGCTGGTCGCCGAGGATGCCGACACCCACTCCGACGTCGCCGGGGTGGTCCCGTCGCGCACCGTGATGTACTCGCCCTCCTCCCACGTCGGGTCGGAGAACAGATGCACCTCGGGCGTGATGCCCGTCACCGAATGCGCAGCGAACGTCGCCGCCGCCAGTTTGTCATAGACCGCCAACGCGGCGTCGAACGTACGGGATGTGCGGACGGACGGATCTTGAACGCTCATGCGATCCTCGGCGGCAAGAATGCGTACCGACGGATCGACGCGTCGACCTCATCGTTCCCGGTGATCGACCGGCCCAAGCCGGGACGGTTCTGGCTCAACACGCCACCACCCTCGATCTCGACCGTCTGCCCCAGGAACGGCATGTTCGCCGCGAACTTCGCCATGTGGTGACGGATCGCCAGGACGAGGTTGTCGCGAATGTCGGTCGGCAGAGCGAGCATCCCGAACCGGTAGCCGATCTCGATGTTCTGCGTCCCGTACGGCCACGGCGAACCATCGGTACGCAGCAGTCGCCGGGACAGGCCCGTGGCGGGGATGGCGGCCAACTCAGTTGACGTGAACGACGTGTAGGCCGTCGACGACGTCCACACCTTCACCCAGTCGACGGCGATCACGTCCGGCCACGTCACCCGCAGTTCGCACGTACCGGTACCGTCGAGCCGCTCGGTGTAGAACCGCTCGAACGGCGACCGACCCAACTCCTGGGTCAACGTGTCCTCAGTGGCGCGCCGCGCCCGGGCGAACGACGCCGACTTGTCCGTCAGCGCCGGATCGATCGTCTTCGCCGTCGTGAAGTCCATGATCACGCCACCAACGACCTCGACGGTGTCGGTCGCCACCTCGGTTCCGTCGTCGGACCACACGGCCGTCAGCCAGTCGACGTCGGCAACCTCGGAGACGGCCAGTGACGCCGTGCGCGGGTCGGTCGACGTCCCGGCAACCGCACCGGTCGACACCGTGGTGCCGTCCGAACGGGTCACCGAAACAGTCACCGTGCCGGATGGTGCGGCGGGTTCACCGTCGCTGTCCGTGAACTGGTGCGACAGGGTCGCACCGGATGCGCCGCGAACGATGCGGGTCGCAGGAAGTGTTCCGATCATCGTTCACCCCTTCCGAGGGTCAGGACTTGGGGGTGGCGGACTTCTTGACCGGGCGCCGCTTGACTTTCGGTACGGGCTTCGGCTCCGGCTCCTCGGCCGGCTCCGGCTCCTCGGCGGGTGCCTGTTCGACCACCGGCTCCGGCGCGGGTTCGGCCGGCGGGAACTCGTCGACCTTGAACTGCGCCGACCCCTGCACCAACTGGTCAGCGACGTCATCGGACACGATCAACGTGTCACCGGGCTGCACCGTCAACTGCACCTTCGCAGCGGACCGCGCGTTGTAGTGCACGGGGCGCAGGCCCGGCACGGGAAGATTCAGGGCCATTACGACTCCCAACGTTCGACCAGGTCGTAGGGCGACCCCTCGTCCTGGTGGTTCGGATAGAACGGCGCGAAGCCGTCGATACGGAAGAACTCGCACGTCTCGTGCTGCTCGCACTGCAACAGGCGATCGAGAACCCAGCGGGCGAACTCGCGCTCGCTGAGGGGTGGATCGGGCAACCGGAACTGATGCTGCGTGCAGCGCGTCCGTTCCGGTTGCCCCGAATCCGGTGTGATCGAGAAGATGCACAGGTACTGATTGCCAGGCCCTGCGATCTTGAACGACCAGCCCGGCTTGTACGTCAGCCGGGAAACGTCCATCAGGTGAAGTCGACGGCCAGGAACTTGAAGCTCTTGGCTGCGCCGGTCACACCCGAGCCGCCTTCCTTGGCGGCGAACGACACGGTGATCTCATCGGCGTCGCTGACGTACGCGCCGCACAGGATTGCCGACGTCATCAACGCCTCCTGCGGGATGGCGATGACAGCGTCACCGACAGCGAGGACCGTGCCGAATGCGCTCGACACGTCGACAGCGACCTCGTCGATCTCGGCGTCGGCGATGTCGGGCACCGTGACGTTGATCGCGGCTGACAGCTCCATGAACGGAGTGGTCGCCATTTCGGTGGGGAATCCCATTGGTCAGTTTCCTTTCGAGAGGGTGGACACAACCGGGGGCCAGGGCAACGCTGCCCCGACCCCCGAATCAGGACCGATCAGGTCGTGACGTTGTAGGCGATCGCCGTGTCGTCGTTGGCGGCGGCGTCGCCGATGTGCTGGAAGTCCTCGCGCTGGAACGCGACCATGACCCGCTGGAAGGTCTCGCGGTAGATCGAATCGTCGACCTCCACGTCGGTCGCCATGCGCTGACCGATCGCCCACTCGTTGCGGTTGACGCACAGGTTGTACGTCTTGGTCTCGGTGATGCCGTCCTGCACGCCGGTGGCGTTCAGGTCGGTACGGACATGCTCCGACACGATGATCGGGATGCCGTGGACCGAGGCGAGCTGACCGTTGAGGATCGTCGCGTTCGGACCCATCTTGTCCACCGTGAGCACGTTCGTGTCAGCGATGATCTTGAAGAAGGCGTTCGGGCTGACGATGTACGCCAACTGCGCCGGGTTCACGCCCCACTTGTCCATGCCGGCCCGGATCGCCGCCAGGTTGGCGACGGTCGTGGTAGCGGCAGTGACGAGCGTCTGAGCGATCGCCTTCTTGCGAAGGCCGTCCCAAGCGGTCGAGAAGTGCGTCGACCCCACGGCCTGCACGTCGGCATCCTGGTGGGTGCCGTCGGTGTCGCCGTCGAGGATCGCCTTCTCTTCCGAGTCGACGAACGCCTGCACGAGCTTGGCCCGCGTGTACGGCAGGATCGCCAGCGCCGAGTCGGCCTCGAGTGAACGGGAGAACAGGACGCGGCCGCCCATGATCTCAGCGTCGAACGTCGCGGCAACGGTGCCGGGCGTCGAAGCGGTGACCTTGGTGGCGGTGTCGCTGGTCGGCTCCGCAACGCGGTAGGCGGCGGCATCGGCACCCTCGATCGGCCACTTCCACGGGTTCGTGGGGAGGTCGATTCGGGAGAACAGGTTCGCCACGCGACCGGACGCACGGATCTTCTCGTGGAGACCGGCACCGATGCCGGTCGGCACCCAGGCGCCGCCCTCGCCGGACGTGTCGACGTCCAGGGCACGGAGGACTTCGTTCCACCGGTTCTTGAACTTGCTGTGCGACCGGGCGACCTCGAAGCCGTGCGAAGAGGTCTTTGCGTCCTTGTCGATCAACATGCCGAACAGCGCCATGTCGGCAACGGTGTTCTGGAAGTTGCGGACGACGCTGCGGTGCTCCGGCATGAACTCGCTGATGCGCGGTGCCTGCTCGGCGTAGCCGTCGGCGTTGCGGACCACGACCTGCTCGACGCCGGCAACGGCGCCGTACGGGTTCGCGAGGAACGTCCCGGTCTTGTCGTACGAGCCGGCACGGACGACCTCGTCGGTCGACCAGAGCAGGGCGTCGAGGTTGCGGGTCACGTCGGCACCGACGGAGCTGGCACCCTTCACGGCGATGTTCGGCACCGGGAACGACGCCGAACGGCGGGCTTCCTGGTTGGCGGTACGCACGGCGTCGCCCTCGGCGGCGCGAGCGTTCCGGATCGCCACGTCGAGGCCGGCTTCGCCCTCGACCTCGGCGACGAGAGCGTCATGCTTGGCGCGCTCATCGTCGGTCAGGGACCGCTTCGCCTCGGCGGCGGTCTTGATGATGACATCGATCTCGTCGAGCTTGCGCGCCCGAGCGTCGATCAGATCCTGCACCTTCACGGGTGCGGTTGCGGTTGCGGTATCGGACATTGGGGGTTCGTCCTTTCAGACGTCACGGCGACGACGCTGGTCGTTCGCCAGAATCAATGGGTCCACGGACGGGTCCTCGGCGGGCGGCTCATCGCCGGTACCGGGAGTGTCTGCGCTTCCTGACGGGTCCACGACGGGAGTGTCAGGGGTTGAAGGCGAGTCCCCGTTGGGAGTGCCTTCGAGAAGTAGGCGGAGCCGTTCACGCTCCTCGTCGCTCAGTGACGTGAACTCGTCGAGCAGCATCGCTGAACGCAGCGACACCAGTTCGGCTTCGACGTTTGCGACCCGGGGGGCGGGGCCGTACTCGACGATGCCGAGCTCCAACCGTTCGATCTTCGTGCGGCCACCGACGACACGGCGCGGAGCGGACCGAATGATCGGACCACGGAACGACTGCGCCTTCACGTCACCGTTCCGCCACATCTCCAACACCTCGTCAGCGAACGGGGTCTTGTTGTAGCGGGTCACCGTCAGTAGGCCCTTGCTGTCGGGCTTCATTTCGAGCGTGGCGCCCAACGGCTGTGAGAACCGGTCCGACGGGGTGTTCCACATCGTCAGGCCGTGATTGAACAGCGTCGTGACGTTCCGGATGCCGTGCTGCGACAGGTGGCGATTGAACGCCGTCCGGTTGATGATCTCGTCGTAGTCGCCGTCGAAGTCGACGACGGGGTACTCGTGATCGAACGTCGCCGCGTACGCGGTCACCGTGCGGCCGTCGACCTCGAGGTCGGACAGTGCAACGGAACGCTCAATCAGTGGGAACCGGTCGAGCTTGCTCATTCGGCACTCCTTCGTTCGGGAAGTCCTGCGACACGTCACCCATCGCCAACGGACGCATCACGTCGTCGCCGCCCTCGACGGGCGACAGGTTCTCCAGGCGGCGGGCCTCGTTGACCTTCATCCACGGGCCGCCAATCGCCTTCGACAGCGCCTCGTAGCGGGTCTCCGTGTCGCCACGCAGACGACCCTCGAGGTTGAACTCGATGAACGTGCCCTCGGCCGTCAGATCCGGGTCGTAGTTGATGTGCGCCTCGATGCGCTCGCACCATGGCTGATAGCAGTCCTGCACCGTCTCGATCGACTGGTGCTCGATGTTCGAGAACGTCGCCCGCGACAACTCGTAGAGCTTGTGCGGCGGAAGGCGCAGCAGCCGGGCGATCTCCAACACGCCGTACTGCCGCGACTCCAACAGCTGCGAATCCGCGGCGTTCAACGTGACCCGGTCGTACTTCGCGCCCTTCGACAGCACGGCCGTCCGGTGAGCGTTCAGAATGCCTTGGTGGAACGTCTCCCACTCGTGCTGGAGGTCCTTCGCCTCTTCCTGCGTCATCGCCTCCTGCACGGAGATGATGCCGCCGAGGTTCGTGTTCTTCGAGAAGAACCGGGCCGCATAGTCGTCCGTTGCGGCGACCGAGCCGAGCACGTCGGCGTTGTACTGGATCGGGTTCATCCCGAACCGGCCGTCATACGTCAGGCCAGGAATGTGCAGCACCTCACGAGTCGTGAACTCGCGCTCGACCCGATCAATCAGGAACCGCTTCGTGCCGTCGGGCGCCTGCCCGGTCGTCACCCGGTCCGGGTGAATCTCCCGCAGACCGGTCACCTGACCGGACGGGCCACGCAGCTTGAACGCGAACGCGTTGCCCTTGTGGAGCAACGACATCACGATGAACTCCATCAACCCGTAGCGGGGCTGCTCCACGTCAGGGCGATCCAACCACTCCGGCGACGCGACCTTCTTGCGATCCACGCCGTCACGCTCGAACCGATGCACCGGAAGACCGGCGATCACCGTCGAGATGTGCAGCACTCCCGAGTACCACGCCGACAGACCCAGGGCGCGCTTCGCGGAGACCGTCGTCCCGGCCTTCGTGCGCGACGTCGTCCCGTTCGTCTGGCCGAGCAGGTAGCCGAACTCCTCCAACGACACGGGATCAGCGCGGACCACTTCCCGGCGCGCGGCGACGCGGTCAGCCAGCATTATCGGGTTCCGGGTTCAGTTGCTCAAAGCCGACCATGACGGCCGCATAGCACCAGCGCATGGCAAGCCAAAGGGCGCCGACCACTAGGCCGAGCACGAAGAACGGCAACGCCAACAGCGACAGCAGCAACCGGACGAACTGGACCTCCGCGGCACGGGCGGCAACACGATCAACCTGATTCATTGTCAGCCTCCCAGCACCATCGCCACACGGGCGGCGGGTTCCTCGGCCCCTTCGGGCATCAACTCGACGGCACGCAGCGCCGCCGTGGCGGCCAGCAAGGCGGCCGGGTCGGTCGTGCACGCGTCCACGTCCCACTTCCAACCCTCACCGACATCACGGCGCACACAGCCCGCGATCGCATCCCGCAACAGCAGGTCGCCGAGATGCTTGATCCCGACCGGACGCTCGCCGCTCTCATCGGCATCACCAACGACAGCCCGCTTGAACGCCTCACACGAAGCGTTCCACTCACGGCCCGTCAACGGCAGCAACTCGGCCGGCGGGTCGCCAGTCACGCCCGCACGCTTGATCTCCGGCGACACCACACGAGCGGCACCACCGTTGTCCCAGGCGACCACCACAGGCTGCCACTCCTCCACGAACGAACGCAGACGGCCCTCGAGCCACCACGTACCGGACGCCTTCTCCAACGTCGCAACCTGCGGCACGCCATCCTCGGCGCGCCCGGCCACCACGATCGCCGCCGACGCACCATCAGCGCCGACACCGACACCGAGAACCACATCACCGACGAGCTCGGAATCCTCCACGGCCAACGCCTCCCATGCGGCAGGCTGGATCTCCGACTCCGACTCGACCCCACCGAACTGCGGGAACCGCGGCCAGATGTTCAGATAACCACGCTTGAACCCAGCCACACCAGGCTCGTAGCCGTCCTCGTCGACCTCGTCGGGGTTGCGGAGCGCCTTGTCGAGACGGGCCAGCAGACGCTTCACCGTGATCGTGTGCCCCAACGCCGGCAGGTACCTCGCCCACGTCTCCGGCTTGTCCCAGTCCTTCTCATCCTCCGGAACCGACCACTCCAGGTAGCAGGTCCGCGACAACGGGTCATCGACCGCCTTCCGGCCAGCCAGCACCTTGCGGGCCAAGAACCGGGAACGCTCATTGCCCGCCGTCGAGATCACGAACGTCTGCGGCGACCAACGGGTCACCGTTGCGGCGTCGACCGCCTGCTCGACCAGATCGTCCTCGCGAGAGAACGCCTCGTCGATCACCGGCATGTCCAGCACGTCGCCGTGCGCCGCGTCCTCCGTCGGCGGATCGATCCCGAGGTACGACTGCGTACCGAACAGGATGTGCTCGCCGTTGTTGTTCATCGACAGCTTCCACTCGTTCGCACGAGTAGGCCGCGCCCGCGACGCCTGCGGGATCTCCACGAACTTGTTCGACGCCCGCAACAACCGAGCGAACTCACGCTCCAACTTGCGGCGCGCCATCTTCCCCGACTGCGCGATGTACGTACACGTCTGGAAGCCGATCGACTTCGCCAACATCACGCAGCGCCACACCAGGATCGCCATGATCAGCGTGGTCTTCCCAGATTGTCGAGGGACCGTGATGACGATCTCCTCGTACCACAGCTCACCCGACTCCGGGTCGACCTCGAGACCAACGTCAACAGCGTGCTGCTGCCACGGCATCAACGTCATGCCGAGCTTCTTCGCGACCACACCAACCTCGGGGCCGAGCGTCTCGCGGTCGGTGTTACGCGGTGTGCCGAATCGGGGTGGCACCAGCGCCGGCGGCGGCGGAGGCCCAGTCGTCGAGGTCGTCTTCGCCTTCGTCACGGACACGCCCCTTCTCGACGAGTTCCGCCGTGGTCGCCCGCCACGCATTCACGATCGGCGACCGTGGCGCCGTACCGCCCTTCTCCGTCGTCGGCGGGTTGTCGGCATCCGCAGCCAAGGCCATCGCAGCGGCGGCCAACGCCTTGCCGTGCTCGTTTAGGTCGCCGAGAGCCGCGATCAGCTCGTCGGTCCGCTTCGCAATCTCACCCACGGTGACCTCCGGACTTCCAGCAACGCAGAGAGAGAGAACCGGAAACGATGGCGGGCTTCCTT